CTGGCATGACTTATTATAGCAATTAATGCAGACAATGTATACGACTAACATTGCCATAACACTCAAAGTCGTTCTTTGGGAGAGCTTATACTTAGCACAAAAACCATGATTTTAAAATAGGTAATTTTGCCAAAAGCAGTCAAAAAGAAAGGCTCCTAGAGCCTTTCTTTAATCAAGTAGATTACAACACCACTGGTGTGTACTCAATACCAGTTGTAGCAAGACCAACCAAACCAATGGCGGTTTCAAATGCTGGCAACTCGCTGGCGGCAACCAGTACATCAGCTTGCGACAACTTACTATTGGTCATCCATGCTGTGTAGTCTGTGACTTGTGTCAATGTAGCATCTGTGCCGAATACATTTTTGTAAACATGCTTGATGAATGTTTCGTCACTGACTCCACCTGCGTCTGTTTTATAAACATCTGTGGCCAACAATGCTTGAGCCAATTGCTTGTTGGTCCAACCTGCATCGGCTAGAGCAATCCCAATGCCTTCGTAAGCTTTGGTAACATCAGATGTGCCAAGTGCGGCAGCTAACAATGCATAAACATCTCCGGCGCGGCCGGCAGCATCATAAGCAATGGCTTTATCTGTAAACACTACACGCTCGTGGTCAGCAAGGTTGAATTCAACATTAGTAACCAATGTACTGTCTAATTCAATTTTATCAGCAGACTTGGTCACAGTATATTCTGTGCTTGCACCACCCATTGTGTAAGTATCAACGCCTGTGGTACCTGTAACATCAACTTGGATGTCAACAATACCGTCACCGTAACGGCCGGTACCTACTACACCAAATGTAGCAATCTTACCTAGTGTACCAACTGTGGCCACTGTAACGATTAAGTTGTTAGCGGCTGTACCACCCAATGCTGTACCAGCAAGAGTAATTGTGTCCCCTGCGGCATATCCTGTACCAGCACTAGCGGCTAGCGAGTCTAGGACCACAGAGTAAACTCCGTTTGTCTTTGTAACATCAAAAGTGGCGCCGTCACCAGAGCCACCTGTTAAACCAGTAACATTTTGGTATGTAGTGTTAACTGCTTTATCCTTGATTGTAATAGTTGTTGTCATAATTTTTCCTTTGTATATGATTTATAAACTAAAAAATTGTCTATATAACCATTATACACGATTTCACTGGTCAAACATGTGCGTGTACGCACATGTTTGACACGATTGTTAGAACAAATCGCCAAAAAGAAAGGGCTCCTAAGAGCCCTTTCCCCACCAACTGCATTCCACGCAAATAGTCAGCCAGTTGGTGTTAACCGCCAGTCTTCAATAGAAAACGATTTGAAATGGCCTTAAATGAGCATTGAAACTGTTTGCTCTTAAAGACCAGACCTTCTCGTTCAGGACCATTGATATCTCCCATTACACTCTTGCCTTCAGCAATCTTCAGCAAATCAGCAATGGTAGTTGTCTCATCCATTACCAATGTTCCTAACACAGGCACATGGGCAATGCCGTGCTTGGTAACTAATGCCTTTCGCTCATCAGGAGTAAAATAGCATCCTCGATCAATGTCGTAGATGTCAAACACATAGTAAGATTGTCCGCGAAGCTTGTAGGGGTTGCCTTGAATGCCTTCTCCCACCAGCTCACCTTGTAGGGCAAGATTGCGGCCTTCTGCTCGCAGTTTGCTTTCTAGATTGTTCTTGACGGCAACCTTCCATAGAGAGTTTTCTGCGTTGGGCTTGAGCTCAAGATTGCGACTGCATACACCAAATTCACCGTTGTTAAGATACACGGTCATTGAACTACCGTCAAGCTTTTCGGTCATTTCCCAAGCATGAGACTCGCTGATCCAAAGTGCCAGCTCGCTAGAAAGATTCTGGATACGCTCCTGATCTGTTTTTTGCAACCAACCAGGAAACAATCCTTTGACTTCTCCAGCAAGCTGAGCCGGAACAGGCGGTTCATACTTTACAATGCCCAGCGGCACACTTAGGTCTAGTCCTTCCATTAGCTCGCTTACAATAGCATCACAGGTAGGGTTTAAAGGTAGCAGTAGACCTTGACTAAGCTGGCCGCGAAGCTTGATTGTTCGTAGGCGTTCGCCTTTAATGCCATCAAATTCTCGAGGCTCTTGTCCCTTACTAAGAAACGGAGCCAGCTTATACGGGATCCAGCTGTCAATTTCGCAGTAGACAGCAAGGTCACCTGCTTGGTACTCACCTTTCTTGGTAACTACTGTCCAGCCGCCAACTACCGCACACTCAATGGCATCGGCACCTTCGATGGGGCGGACTGCATCAATTGTTCTAATGGTTGCTAGTTTACGCATTTTAAAACTCCTTAACGAGGCACGCACAAGGCCAGTGTAAACTTATCTAGATCTGCACCTAGTAGTAACTGTATTCATAATTTTATTATAGTCATGATTACATACTACATCAATTTCTTGACTTCTAGTAACTGCATGAGCATGTAATTGCTGGTGAACACATTGTTGATGTCCGGTAGTATTAGGCCTGTGTCCTAAACTTTGACAATTTTCTTGTGCTCGCTGAAAGGGTGATTTAGCAAGACCTAACTTTACGGCTTCCTCACCTGCACAATCAGGACAAAAGAAACCTAATGCAATCATTTTTGCATACGATCCTTGATTAGGATTATCGCCCCGAGCAGTTGGGTTCGTTGCACAACCGGTTACCGCTACTGCTATCAATCCAACTAGTAAAATCTTTTTCACTTTAGTCTCCTTAACGAAACGGGTCTTATTGACATTGCCCGTTACGCACACGGCAGGGGTAACTTACTCGCCGCGCTTCATCACAGTGGTCTCTGCAAGACGCTTCCACTTGTCATTGCCTTCGCCACACATCTTACGCAGATCTGCAACCTTGATAACGGTGCGGAGGCTGAGCTCACGCAGACGATCTTTGTTGGTGTCAACATACTCATAAATCTCTTCCTTGACACCGTCAGCAAAGTCATAATGGTCCAGCATACCGTCCATCACAATCTGCTTGATGCGAAGCATCTTATCGCGGGTGGTATCCAGTGTCAGATCCAAGTAGTGGCAACGGCTTTCCAATGCACCAAGGTGATCTTTGAGTTTGGCAGAGCGAACATGCTCAAACTTGATGTTGGTGATGAAGATAGCCGAGCCCTTGAACTCAAAACGATCCGGCACACCTTCGCTACGAAGCATACGGCTGTCAGTGTTCCAGCAGATGGTACGCTTCTTGCTAGAGTCCAGAGCGGCCTTGAGAATGTTCAGCGACAAGTCGTCAAGCAAAACGCTGTCACAGTCGTCAAACACCAGCACATTGCCAGCGTCAGCATAATTGTAAAGCTTGCAGTACAAGCCAATAGCACTCATAGCACCCTTGACCACTTCATAGCGAGGACGCTTGCCGCCAATCTTGTCGAACATGGAAGCCTTGTCTAGGACCTTCTCGACACCAAAGCTCTTGCCCACACCCGGAGGGCCAACAACAATCATAGCACGAACCGAGCCGTCCACAGCACCCTCGGTCATTTCTTCGAGGATGTCAAAACGCTCACGAATGCGTTCAATAGCCTGCTCGTCGGTCTCTTGCACTTTGGGTTCCTTTCGCTTGGGTGCATTATAATTAGCGTCGATGCTGTTGGTAGCACACTCGGCGGCGCTGGCCGGTACAACATCGCGCATGGAGTCAACCTTGACACGAACTTCGCGCCCAGCAAACTCGCCCATAGTTTCATCGGCAATAACAGTAACATAGCCACCCTTGGTGCCTTCCTTGTAGTCGGCAACAAGCTGGAATGTTTGGTTGGAGATGTTGAAGTTACGGTAGGAACCGTTGCGGATAGTGATATAAGCTGACATGGTTTTCCTTTGCGTGGAATGTTTAAAACAGTATCTATTATGCACTTACAGAGCCCAAAGGTCAACCGTTTTTTGACGGTTTTTAGCGGTGTTGCACTTATGCAACACTTGCTGTTTTTGGGCCTTGTTTTGCATCATGTTCTTATTATGCTGGATCTGGGCCCAAAGGTCAACCGTTTTTTGGTGATTTTTAGAGGATTTGTAAGTCATTGATTTATAAGCAGATTTTTGTGGGCTTTTTGCCACAAAAATAGCCCAAAAATGTGGCATTTTTGCAACACTTTTGAGCCTAAAGTTAGTATTTGCTAACTATCGCAGTTCTACATCTTCTAGGCCTGCGACCCGCAGTTTAGTAACATTATTAATTTGAAATTGTTTACTATCAATGGCTTTGGTAAGGCCAATGAACTTGTTTCTTACCAAAGCAAACTCATTGACAATACTGTCCATATCTGCAACTTCTGGTTCGCCGTCTACATACTTCTCAGCGTCTCGACTGCTAAGAGTCCTGTTGTAGTGTTCTGTAAATTGACGAAACTTGGCACTACGAAGTTTACGAAGCTCTATATTCAAGTGCTCTAGAATGGCTTCAATTTCCTGCAACTGATTAAACCGATATTCTACAATGCCTGGCATTTCTCTGCTGGCCCGTTCTAGACTACCAATCATTTTGAGCTCTCCTCGGGCTTCAATTAATTGGTTTTCAAAATAGGCAATACAGTCAGGAAGATTTCCAATATCTTGTGCAACCTTCCTATACCATTGGCTCATTAGTATTCCTCGTTGTAATCGTGGTCTTCTTCGTCTGGCTCTTCACCAAGCAATTCGGCAAAAGCGGCCAATAGTGCGCTGTCGGCATCAGTGGCTTCTTCTTTAACTGCTTCTAGATCAACAAAATCCTCGCA